AACAAGCATGGCGATCACACCAATAATTGCCCCAGCCCCGGCTTTAATGAGACTGCTCATCAAACTATCTTTCCTCCAGAAGGGAGTTCCGCCCAGCATGCCCACGGCAACACCAACAGCCGCAAAGAGGAGCAACTTCGTGGTTCATTAATCCCAGAGGATGCGGTCAGGGAATACGGCAGCGGAATGGTAGCGGCGTTTCGAGCGAAGATGCTGGCATTATCCAGCAAACTTCGTAATCGGTTTACAAGTTTACCAAAAGATGTGATTGACGAGATTCAGCGACTGATTAATGAGGCGCTGGAAGAATTGGGTAAAGATGGAATCCCTACTGAGATACGAGAGCGTATACGCAGACGTTTGTCACGTAACGACTCCTCCACCAGCCCTGACGATTAGCCAGTGGGCGGAGGAGTACGGCGTCTTGACGGCTGAGAGTTCGGCAGAGCCAGGGCGCTGGCGTTCGTATTCGTATCAAATTGCAATGATGGACGCGTTCTGTCAGGCGGAAGTTGAGCGCGTGACGATTATGAAATCTGCTCGGATTGGGTACACGAAAATTATCGGGCATGTTGTTGGATACCACATTCACCAGGATCCGTGCTCTATGCTGATCGTCCAGCCGACGATTGATGACGCAGAGGGATACTCGAAAGAGGAGATCCAGCCGACGATAGACGAGACGGACGTTCTCCGGGGTCGGGTAGGGGATAGCAAGAGCCGCTCAAGCGGCAACACGATAGCAAAGAAAAAGTATCCCGGAGGAATCCTCCATATTATCGGCGCTAATAGTCCGCGTGGTTTCCGGCGTATCACGGTGCGCCTAGTGCTGTTCGATGAGGTGGACGGTTATCCACCAAGCGCGGGCCAAGAGGGCGACCAGATAAAGCTTGGCATCAAGCGGACGGAAACATTCTGGAATAGAAAGATCGGGCTTGGCAGCACACCGACAAACAAAGGCGTCTCTCGGATTGGTGATAGTTGGGATAAGGCCGACAAGGGATATTTTGTTTTGGCGTGTCCGCACTGTGAGAGTGAGCATATACGATTATTCAGGGAGCCTGATAAACCAGTCGTATTGCGTGGCGAGGATGTCAAGATTTCATTTTTACAATGGGATAGCATTCCGGTATATGACGAACATGGGGAGATTGTTGGCCATGAGTCAGATCCAAAAACAGCCGCGTGGGTTTGTCCAGATTGCGGAGGGCTGATTGATCATAGTCACCACCACTCGATGGTTGACGGTGGTCATTGGATGGGAGAAACCTGGGAGTGGAGAAAGGAAACCGGGTTCAGGTTTGAACTTGGTTTCACGGGAAACATTGGTTTCAGGATATGGGCAGGGTACAGCTATTCGCCAAACACCACACCACCAAAATTGGCGCGTGAGTTCCTGGAGTGTAAAAGCGATTCTGAGTTACTGAAGACGTTTGTCAATACCGTTCTTGGGGAGGAGTGGGAAGAGAAAGGCGAGGCTGCAAACGAGCATCTGTTGAAAATGCGGGCAGAAGTTATCAGGGATATTCCTGACAAGGCGCTTATTCTGACCGCTGGTGCCGATATTCAGGCAGACCGAATAGAACTGGAGGTGGTCGCCTGGTCTGAAGACGAGGAGTCTTGGTCAGTGGATTATCTGATATTGCCCGGAGAGACTACACAGCCCGAAGTCTGGGGGGATCTGGCCGAGGCGATGAAAGGAACATACCAGCATGAATCGGGCAAGCAGTTGCGGATAGAGTCGGTTTGCATTGATTCCGGCTACCTACCGCGAAGGGTTTATGACTTCGTGCGTAAGTTTGGCGCTGGCTACGTTTATCCGATCAAGGGTCAGCCCGGAGCCGGTCGACCGATTGTTGAATCGATTACAGCCAGAGCAAGAAGGCTCGCAAAGCGAAAGAGTAAAAAGATCAGGCCGGAGTTGATCGGTACACATGAGGCTAAGTTGCTTTTGATGCGAAGACTGAAGCTGAATGTTGTTGGTCCTGGGTTTTGTCACTTTCCAGATGACAGGCCGGATGAGTATTTCAAGCAGTTGACAGCAGAGAAGTTAGTTGCAAGGCACAAGAAAGGAGCCGTCTATCACGAATGGGTGCAGGTTAGATCGAGAAACGAAGCCCTCGACTGCCGTGTCTACGCACACGCTGCCCTCCTGCTGGCTGATCCGGATTGGGGGAGGTTGAGGAAGGCGTTGGAGCCGAAAGAGAAAACGCCAGAGAAGAAAAAACAGCAGAAGAGCAATAATCGCGGTTACATGAACGGATGGCGCATGTGATTTACGATGATTTGTTGAAAATAATCAGGAATGCAAGGACTCCAGAGGATGCAATACAACAGATTCGTAAGCAACTGGGAGGATTGAGGATCTATTTTCCAAGACGGAATAGACCGAAAATAACCCACAAAGACACTCCAGAAACGCTAATAAAGAGATATAAAGTTAGTCGATCAACGGCACACAATTGGTTAAATAATTATAAGAACTGAAGTTTGTCCAGTTTTTGCCTTATTATTGGGCAGGCTTAGTGCGATGCTTCCAGTATGGTTGATATTGCTTATGGCGAGCCTGAGTCAATTCGTGCTGGAGACACCCTGCAGTGGAAGCGCTCCCTGTCTGATTACCCGCCGGCCACTTGGACGCTCGTTTACTCGTTACTCTCTGCTTCAACGAAAGTTACGATAACCGGAGCAGAGTCTGGTAGCGATCATCTGATTGATGAAGATGCGGCCACCACGGCTGCGTATACCGCAGGTAATTACGACTGGACGGCGCACGTCACTGACGGCACAGATCGTCATACCATCGCGCACGGCACCATAGAAATCCTTCCCGATCTGTCTGCAGCAGCAACCTACGATAACCGCACTCACGCACGCATTATGCTTGATGCAATCGAGGCTGTTCTCGAAAGTAGAGCCACCAATGATCAGATAGATATTATCAGCACCTCTATTGGCAGCAGGGCATTAGGCCGCGATAAGTCGGCACTCATGGAAGCGCATAGCAAATACAAGGCACTGGTAAAAGCTGAAGATCAAGCCGAGGAAATTCGCAACGGATCAGGAACCGGGCGCATGGTCCGCGTGAGGTTTGGTGCATGAGCGCGACAGTCTTAAAACTACCCCGTCAATGGAATGGTGCCAAGTCTACAGTTACGTTAGAGAACTGGGAATCCATCATGCGCGCGCCAGACGTTGATATCCGTCATGGCCTGGTCTCTCTACGTTCCCGCTCAAGAACAGCATCTCAGAATATCGACCATGTGCGCGGTTTTCTCGGCATGGTCGAAACCAATGTTATTGGTCGACAAGGTATCGTCCTGCAATCTAAAGCAAGACAACGCAATGGAAAGCCCGATAAACGCACGCAGGGTGTTGTTGAGGGTGCGTGGTTGGCGTGGGGTAAGCGAGGCAGTGCGGATGTAACCGGACAGTTCTCCTGGAAGGCGCTGAAACGGCAAGCGGCGCGCACGGTGGCGCGGGATGGTGAAGCGCTCTATCGCATGATTGAGAACTGGGATAACCCCCACGGATTCGCGCTACAACAGATTGATCCTGCTTGTTTAGACGTTGGGCTGAACCGTACAGGTGAATCTGGCGTGAATGAAATTCGCATGGGCGTTGAGTTGGACGGATGGCGCAGACCGGTGGCTTACTACTTGACCGATGAGCCAAACATTCTAAGCGGTAGTTATTCAGTACTTGCCGAGCATACCCGCGTACCAGCGAAAGAGATAATCCACTTGTTCCTGCCTGAATGGGTGTGGCAGTCGCGAGGCGTACCTTGGTTGTCAACAGGTCTGATGCGATTACACATGCTGTCAGGCTATGAAGATGCAGCCATTACAGCAGCGCGTGTCGGCGCGGCCAAAATGGGCTTTTACAAGCGCAACCCAGATGCCCCGGATCTACCAGAAGAGCAGTCTGCAGATGGCAGTCTTGTCCAGGATGTTGCGCCGGGATCATTTGAGCAACTACCGGAAGGGTGGGACTTTGTTGGATGGGATCCCGCTTATCCAAACACCGACCACGGAGAGTTTGTGAAGTCCTGCTTGCGGGCCATAGCTACTGGCTTGGGTGTGTCATACAACCTTCTCGCAAACGATTTGGAGGGCGTCAATTATTCAAGTCTGCGCCAGGGCGCTATTCAAGAGCGTGACCTGTGGATGAACCTGCAGGAGTGGTTTATCGAATCGTTTTGCGATCCGATTTTTAGTCGCTGGTTGGATGTGCAAAGCCATCTCGGCACGCTGGCCATACCTGATGCGAGATATCCAGAGGCTGCGCGAGTTGTGTGGCAGCCACGCCGTTGGCAGTGGGTTGATCCGGTCAAAGACATTCAGGCAAATAAAGAAGCTATCGCGCTCCGCGTTCGCTCTGTATCAGATGTGATCCGCGAGACAGGCCGCGATCCCGCAGACGTGTGGGATGAACTAGCGTCAGACATGAAACAGTTAGAGGCGCTTGGATTATCCATGCAATCAACAGAGCCAAGGCAAGGGTCAGATTCTGAAACGGACGCTGAACTAGATGGACAGTTAGACGTAAAGCAGTCTGCCGATGCGTATGGAGTTGGTGTTAGGGCCGGGATGGTTACTCCGCAAGAGGCTGACGAAGAGCATTTCAGGTCAACAGCCGGACTTCCATCAATGAGTGAGTCGGTTAAAGAGGCGTGGGCGGATGATGGTGGCATTAGACGACCGATAACACTTCAGTCAGGCGATGCATACGAAGCAGCACAAGATGAAATTGCAGGCGAGACACAAGAGACAAAACCAGACGATGAAGATTGAAGATCTGAAGGGCAAAAAACAAGAACGGTCTCAGTCGTTTGAGGTCCGCGAAATTAACGAAGAGACGCGCACTATCAGTCTGGCGTTTTCGAGTGAAACGGCTGTCGAGCGGTGGTTTGGTCGAGAGATCCTTGATCATAGCACCGGATCCATTCGACTTGATCGGCTGCGCGATGGCGCTCCACTGCTGTTACAGCACAGTCCTGGTGAGCAGATCGGCGTGGTTGAGTCAGTTGAGATTGGTTCTGACCGTAAGGGTCGCGCAACCGTGAAGCTCAGCAGAGGCCCGCTTGGAGAGGAAATATTTAGAGACATCCAGGACGGCATTCGGCGTAACGTCTCTGTGGGTTACATGGTTCACGAAATGCGCCTTGAAGAACAAGCAGACGACATCGACACCTATCGGGTTACCGACTGGGAGCCGATGGAAATATCAATGGTTTCAATTCCTGCAGATACGGCGGCACAAGTCGGACGGTCTGCAGATCCACAACCCCTAATGGAGGGTAGCAATATGCCTGATGAAATCAGGACCGAAGAGGAACATCAGGCAGATGACACCCTGATGAATACTGAAGAGCGAGCAACTGAGGTGCCGGTAGCTGCAGAACCGGTAGTAGATCGCAACCCAATCGATGCGCGTATTCGTGAAATTGGCGCACGTTTTGAGATGGTACGTGAGGCGGAAGACTATATTTCACTGGATGCCAGTGTTGAAGAGTTTCAGACTGCAGTCAGAAAGGCAAAGTCTGAGCGCCTAGTCCCTGGGCCCTCCGTTCCAAGCAATACCCGTGTAGAGATGCGCGTCCCGATGGCTGGTGCTACCTTGCGCTCGTTTACTCCCGAGCTGTATGGCGGCAGTCGACCACAAGCCGAAGAGGCAGCATATCGCGCAGGAATGTGGGCGCTGGCTGAGGTCTTTGGCGACAAGCGAGCCGCGAAGTGGTGCAAGGACTACGGTGTTCGCGTAATGACAGGTCAGTCGAACAACAGCTCGATTGTTCCTGACGAGATGGTCTTGCCGATTATCTCACTGCGTGAGCAGTATGGAATCGCACGCCAGCATTGCTACGTGCATCCGATGTCTGGCGATACTGCCACCGTGCCACGTGATTCAGCAGATGTGACCGCTTATTTTGTTGGTCGTGAAACTGCAAACACTGAGTCAAATCCCGAGTTCGACAACATTAACCTGACAGCTCGCGAAGTGTCGGCGGAGTCGAGAGTATCGAACAGCTATGCTGAAGATACCGCCATCAACTTGGCCGATCATTTGGTTGAGAAGCAGGCGCGGGCCTTTGCCGTGAAAGAGGACGGATGTCTGTTTAATGGTGATGGCACCAGCACCTATGGTGGCATTCAGGGCATTCGCACCAAGATCCTTGGGCTGGCCGGTGCTATTGATGCCGCAAGCGGACACGATACGTTTGCCGAGATCACGGCGGTTGATTTGCGCAAGGTGATGGGTGCGATTCAGGATGTCCCCGGCTTGATGGCCAACTGGTTCACTTCCCGTCCGGGTAAAGCCAATATGTTTGGTCGGCTGAAAGACGCTGCCGGTGGCAATAGCAAAAACAACCTGTCAGAAGGCGAGGCAGATACTTGGGCCGGTTACGACATTATAACTTCTCCGGCTATGCCGAAGGTGCTTACCGATCTATCAGATGTCGCTATGGCTATTTTCGGTGACTTGCGCATGGGTGTGATTTTCGGCGATCGGCGTGGCATTGAGTTGATGGTTGATCCATACAGCTTGTCGAGCTATCGGCAGACCAAGATCATCTCCACCGAGCGGTTTGATATCAATGTCCACGGGGTTGGTGATGCAACCAATGCCGGGCCTATTGTCGCGCTGATTGGCGAATAAGGAATTTAAAATGAAACCTTTACAACATGTGAAATATGTGTCGATGACTCCTCCTGCGGCGATCATAGACAACGCTTCCGCTACAGTCGCGGAAGTGGATACATTGGGTTGGGACAATCTGACGATTGTTGTCCAAGTCGGTGCCACAGACATCGCATTGTCTGCGCTCGCAGTTACCGAGAGCGACGCCAGCGGGTCCGGTCACGCCAATGTTACCGGCTTGGTGTATGGCACCAGCACGGATATCGACGGAAACACATCCGCTCTTCCAACCGCTACTGACGATGATGGTTTTTTCATTTTCAATATCGATATGCGTGGGCGCAAGCGTTACATCGACTTGACGGCAACGGTAGGTGATGGCACCGCTGGTGCTTTTCTCGCTATTTTTGGCATCTTGTCCAAAGGCGAGTCATCACCAGTTACTGTTGCAGGCATGGGCGCGGTTGGTGTACTCGAAGTGTAAGAAACAAGCGGGGGAGCAATCCCCCGCAGTAACACCGACTCGCTAAAAACAACGGCAACCAAGATGAGTAACGCAACATGGCGCCCGATAGCGAGACGACAGCAATAGAGATCGAGTACATCAAGAGAGATCTGCTTGCCCACAAAGAGGAACTAAAAGCATTTAAGTCGCTTGTGGAAAAGGAATATGTCAGGAATACAACAATCTCACCGCTCCTCAAGCTCTTCTATGGTGGAGTGGCGGTTGTTTTCAGTGCGCTGCTTCTTGCGGCTATGTCGATTATCGGCGACAAGGTATAGCTTAATGAAAGCGGCCAACATATTCTCAGCCATTACGCTCGCTATGATGGCATCTGCCGTTGCGCTTTCAGCTTACTGGGTCTGGTATCCTTTTGTTCCTATCACGGTTCCTGTACAGCCGTACAAGCTGCACAGCACTACAGTAAAACGCGGAAATCACGTTACCTGGACTACGGAGTATTGTCGTTACACTAATGTCAGGTCAATCTTTAATCATGAGCTTGTTGGGAAGACCAGGACAAACCTGAATAGTATCCATATAAACTTACGCAAAGCGGGGCTTCAGATACGAGAAGGATGTGGCGAATTTACGAAATCTGTTCATGTACCAGATCATATTACACCTGGAAAGTATCACATGGAAATCACCGCATTCTACCAGGTGAACCCGCTACGTGTGATTCGGGTTGAATTGAAGACAGAAGATTTTGAGGTTATCGAGTGAGTTTCTTAGCACTGGTCGGATTATTTTCGTTGTCTTTTGCGGTTGTGGTGGGCGCGTTTTTGCTATGGTGGAAGTACATACTCAACCAGGTGAAGCTTGATGACGTTTAAATCTGATTTATCGGTAACATTTCACGACAACGAAACAGCAGAGCTTTCCTGGGATCTTGTCTATGTCCACCCGACACTGGGGCAAATTATCGTCAAGGCGGGGTTTATTACTGACTTTGCTTCTGTGCCTGGCTATGTGCTGCTACCTGGGATTGTTCCTAAAGTTGGCCGAATCCGAAAGGCCGCTGTCATCCACGACTGGATATACCGAGGACAAGAGGGCGGGAGGTTCACACGACAGCAGGCTGACCAGATCCTATACGATGCAGCTGTTGACTGTGGGATGCCCCATTGGAGAGCAACAGTTGCCTGGATCGGTGTCCGGGTAGGTGGATGGATTCCATGGAGCAAAGCAAGGAAAGTATTAACCGTATAGGTTAACGATATGGATGGGGTAAGCCTCCGGGTTATGCGCGACCTTGCATCGCGTCCCCATCCTCATCATTGATATGCAAGGTATCAAGTGAGGAAAGAAAGATGGCATTTGCAGATTTATTTTTGGATTATCCGAATAGGAATGCAGAGCTACGTAGTGTAGCAAAACAGGTGTATGAGTTTGGCAAGACGATTGCCCGTGAACCGAGCGCAGCGCACAGCAACGGGCTGGATGAACACGCTATCAAACGGCAGCGGTCTTATGTTGACCATGCTAAGAAAATGGTGGCATCTATCAACGCCAAGCCGATTCCAGACAATCCGGCAACTCATCCGACACAGATGCCGGTAGCGTTAAGTGAGCAGTATGTGACGTTCACGGTTGACGTGGAGGGTAGGCAGGTTCCGCTTAATGAAGCTACTCAACTTCTGGGTGAGAAGTGGATGATTTGTGCGGTTGAATTGGTTAAGTCTCAATCTGCCGCACTTGCTGGATCATTGGTAAGCTTCGACTTTGAGCGCAGTAATAACAACCTCGATGTCATCACGAAACTTCTTGACGAAATCGAAGCGCGTCCATTCCTTGATCTGCCTGAGACGGCTGATCCAGGTTCAACCTATGGTGTATCCAGTGGAGGTAAATAGTTATGAGCGAGAAAGCAAAAGGTTGCATGATTCGTTTAAAGTTGGAGTGCTATAACGAAGATGGTGAATTGATTAGCGACATTCCTGGTGGCGGATGGTACGGATTTGAGAGTAAGTACACCATGAATGTAGCAGCTACTAGTCTTACCAGGGCGGTGAATGAGGAAGTGGCTAAATGGAATGAATCAAAGTATGGGTCTGGCAAGCCGCCTCCTGGTGTCATGCGATGAAGTCTTTGCTTAATCGCCTCGCTGAGCCATCAACCTACGCCGGCCTCGCTGGTATCGCGGTGATTCTTGGTATTGAGGTCGATGCTTTCCAGAGTGTTGCTAATAGCATTGCTGGCGTGTTTGGTTTCGTGGCCATCATCATCGGCGAGTCTGGTGACTGAGTTAATCGGATGCCATTGCACCTGAAGGAAATCGCATACGAGGCGCGCCATTGGCCGAGGGTAAATGGATTCAATGATCGGATTGAATACTCGATCTCGGCGGTTGTAACTCTAACCCATGAGGGCGCTTTCGCGGACATTTCACTGTGCATGTCGAGAGAGCAGGACAAGGTGAAAGCCGTCAAGCAGATGGCCGCTTTTATCCGCGAACTTTCTGACGAATTGCGCGGCCATGGAGTCGAGTTAATAACATGGCGACACAAGGGCACGCTGATTGAGCGTAATTTGGTAACAGGTAAAACGCACTGCGAGCCGAAGGGCAACAAGTGCGAGCGAAAATGTGAGTTTTGTGAGAATTGAATAGTAAGGGTTAACTAATTTAAAACCGGAGTGATTGAGATGACTAACCCCCGTGGCTGAACTACTGATAAAAGCCGTTGACCACACGCACCCCGATCCGGTTGTTGATCGTCAGGGCGCGTATAAGCGCGGCATGATTGTGCGGGTTGAGGAAGATGGTTTTCAATGGGGAACAAAGGAAGGGCTGCCGAAGTTTGTACTGGTGAAAATCACAGGCTTAGCCGCCAAAAAAGTTCGTGGTTTGGTATCGCCTCAAGATGAAGATGATATCGGGGTGTCACAGGATCCTGCGCAGCCATTCAGACGGCGGCGTTGGCGACTTTTGGTTGACAATATTCCTAATGCAATCAAGATAAAATTGCGTGATGAAGGTGAGGTTACTGTTACCAAAACACAGATTAGAAATTATTTACGGCGCATAAGAGATAACGCGCAGTACACGGGGATGGATTAATGAGACTGATGGGTCAAGAGTGCGGGCCTGTCTGTTACCGCAAAAATTGTAAAAAACGGAAACAGAAAAAGTAAATGGCAACTGAATCAATCAGCACAATCAAATCATCAGGTGGCGATTACACGTCGGTGTCCTCTTGGGAAGCCGGAGAGCAGGGTAATCTCGTTACTGCCGACGAGATAGCTGTTGCTGAAATATACGATGATTGGTCGGGCGGCCTGGTTGGCAGCTACCCCACGGTAGATATAAATGGGTGGACACATGACTCCACACATTATTGTGTATATCGAGCGGCGTCTGGGCATGAATATGACCGTGTGGCAGATACTGGGGCATTCTTAGTGGAAGGCGGTTCGGATAGTCAGGGTTTTGTTGTAAGGGCTGGATTGCGTTTGCTTGTGCAGGATTTAGGGATCACTTTTCCGACATTTACGAATCAGTTTGCATATAGCGCACATGATCTGGTAACAATAGATAGGTGTGCTGTTTTCGATACCAAAACGCTATCGACAAGCTCCCAATCTTCAGCGTCCAAAATGGTTTTTAGAAATACATTTATTGAAGTGGATTACACGTCTTCGGGTGCAGACGCTTCCCTCTACAAATGCACATTACAAAATTCTACCGTTATCCAAAAAAGTGGTGCCGGGTCATGGAGCGGTGATATAGCCGCCCATTCTTGTGTTTTGAATAACACGGCTATATACAACGCTAATACAAAATCCGCAAGCAATACATGTTTTAGTTGCACTGGCGACTACAACGCCCAAAACAATAATGGTTCATCAGCGCCCCCAGGCGCGAACTCAATCAACACGCTTGTCTCTGGTGATTTTGAAGACTACGCCGACGGCGACTACCACGCCGCATCCGGGTCGACTCTGATCGACGCAGGCGAGAATAAATACTCAGACTATACCCACGACATCGACGGCGACGAATGGCCGTCATCAGGTGATTGGGATATCGGGGCGGATTATTATGTGGCGGGTGGTGGAATAACCCTCACAGTAGCCGATAGCACCCACAGTCAAGGCGCAGATAATGTGGCGCTAGTGCAAGCCAGCACTCTCTCAGTTCAAGAGTCAACCCATGCTCATGCGGTTGATAATGTAACCCTGGCTACAGGTGACACCCTGATCGTTCAAGACGCTACACATTCACATTCTGCTGAAGCGGTTGATCTGATTCAAGCAAACATTCTCGCTGTTGATGACGCTCTACATACTCTTGTCTCAGACAACGTCGCACTGGCACAGGCGTCCACGCTATCCGTCAATGAGTCTACGCACTCACAAGCTGCGGATAATATCGATCTGCTGCAGGCCAACACGTTATCGGTCAGCGATGCTCTACACAGCCACTCTGTTGACAACGTGGTGCTGTCGCAGGCGATTAGCTTGATTGTGGCGGCTGCTTTGCACAATCACTTGTCGGCCGAGTGTCCGTGGGTAGCTTCATCAACAATCAAGGTTGCGCTCACATCTAGCGTTACCGGATCTGCCGTATGACTATGCAATGCTCCAGCAACCGCCAACACATGCGCCTGGGTCA